ATTGTGCCGATACAGATTCCCTCCATTAAAACTATAGAGGTACTGATTCATGCCCAACATAAACTCAGGAACATAGGAGTAAAAAGAAGGCCATCCTTGTACCCCTTCGCTAAATGTAAGTGTGTATACGTTAGACATAATTATGGTTCACATTCAAGGCAAGTAGCATTAGGGCTAAGGTCAAGAGGAACAGGATTGCTTGGGTCTATAAACCTAGCCACATTGCCATCTGAATACCACCCCTGAGTAGGGTGATTTATAGCAGTATCCTTAAGCTTATCAGAATCATCTCCATCTGAAAGAACTGTCGCTCTTGAAAAATCATTTCCATCAATCCACTTCACAACCTTTGGCGTTGCAGATGGAGTCCTCAAAGTTCCCCCGCAATTACAAGAGTCTTGTTTTATTGAAATACTATCCACCCTACCGCTAACAACTTGAGGTGGCGGGGCTCCTGCGGCAACACAAACATCTTCGCTTGCTACAATATTTCTAGTGATAAACCCATTTGTACAATCTTGATAGGTAATAAGGCCATTATTGCCTAAACCAAAATCTACAGTATATGTAGTGCATTCAGTTGAGTAGCACACGCAGTTGCAACACGCATCCTGAGCAGAGCCAACAGCATCAAAGCAGACATCAATAGCCGTAGGATTTCTAAAGTCCCAAACAAGATAAAGGTAGTCGTCAGGATTTGCACTTGGCATAGTAAACGAGCCATTGTACCTATCGTCAGAACCCGATATGCTTACCTCAGTAGCGTTATCCAAAATAAGCTGAAGCCCTGCTCTCGTATTAGCATACAAGGTATTAGACACCAAATACCTGAACTTGTTATTGAAAACATTTACATCGTATGTGTCTGAACTCAGTTTGTTGGCATAAAAATTAACGGTAGAACCGTTAACAGGAACTCTAGACAAACCTTGATAGCCTGTGAATGATGAGTACAGAGAGCTATTGGGATGAGCCCCGGGTTCAAATGTAATTAGATTAGTTACTTTGGACTGAGTGCCATAGCTATACTGAGTCTGTATAGTTTTGTTTGCATCAACATTGTCTGTCAAGACAATAGTTACGACCGTAATGGTGTCCCCATCAACACAGTTTACTGTGAAATCCTGAAAAACTACAGGTTCTCCCGAAACATGAGTAATGGTTATCGTAACCTTTTTTGTGCTAGAGTCTGACTTTACCAAAGTCATAGACCCGCTAGAAGGGCCTCCACCTACAATGTTTGCCGTGACACTATCAGTGCCACTTACAGCACTCACAGTAACACTTCCAAGCGGAGTTCCTGAAAGACTCCAACTAATAACTGAATCACCAAGAGCATTGTCGAGGTCAGTGCAAAAACTGTAGTTGTTAGATGAGCTAACAATAATATTTGAAACACTTGTCCCGCAATCTATACATTGCTCTTCAACAGGAACCTCGTTGTTGTTTGATGCCAATACATACTCATTCATGTACGGGTCAAACGCACCAAGTTTCTGAGTATTGAATCCCTCAATGAACAAGTCTCTAAACCAAGAGCGCATACCAAATTCAGATATGACAGACAAAGCTTCACTCCTGCCTTGCCCCTTGAGTTGTATTACAGCACCCCTCTTGGCATCAGTAAAATATTTACTTGTGCCCCACTGAACATAGCTCTCGGGGTTTAGGCTATTGCCATAATCCTCAATACGAGCAATCTGAGTTCCCAACACCTCGGGGACTGATGTAATCGCGCTACCTGCTGCGGCATCTGAAAGAAGATTCTTTCCCGCAAGCACATAAGATATCTTATCCTCCTGAAGAGTAAACACATCCGTCTCTCTTCCGTCAAGCAAAGTAATTACACCATACCTCTCTTCGAGACGCTTAAAGTTTAGCAAGCCAAGGTTAAACTCATTAAGCTTGTTGACATTCGACTCATCATTATAAATTCCGCTGTATGTAATGTCAGCAAACCTGTGTGCTTCTCTATAATCTTCAGAAGAAACTGAGGTAGCCCTGTTGCCCAAAGCAAATGGCATACCTGTTACTGAGTCTTTTATTTTGTAAGACTCTACACCATTTCCAAAAGAGAAGCAGTTAAAGAAGGAAAGTGTAGGAGTATCAGTATCGTGACTTCCCTCGGTAATTGTAAACGTCTCATCGCCTTCATAAAAAATATCAGGGTTAGTAGGAATTGGTTTTGTTTCAAGAACAACGACATTAGAAACTTTTAATACCTCTATCTTCAACTTAACAGCAACAGTATTGTCTGAGCAATTGGTCATAGTCCTACACCTAAACTCAGTAGCTGCTGCTGAATCAGCATCAAAGCCAAAGTCAAGGTTGAATCCTGTGATGGCTGTATTCGTCGATGGGCCTATATCAGAAGCTGCTCTAAACCGAACATCAAAATCACCAACAGTAATGCCATCTTCTTCAATAATGGTTTGGATGTTCTCCCCCTGAAACCAATCGTAAAAAGTTGTGTACTGACTAGGAGAAACAAACGTCCTATCAAAACGATATTCTTTTCTAGGGCAGTCAAATCTAGTGAGGCTTCCTTCTACAAAACCTGTGCTGCCATGCCTAATAACATCAATCTTGATAGTTATCTTATCTCCGGCAGCTATTTCAATGGCACTCCCTCCACTAAAAATAGACACGGCATTGTAAGCACCATCCTCATCTCTTGAGTTTTTTTTGCGCTGAGGGTTGGTTCCAAAGTTTCTAATAATACTGTCAGAATTATCTACGAGGGTAATGACATCTAATCCAATCTTAGCATAAACTCCCGCAGGCGAACCTGATGCAATGTCGTCTGCGGTATAAGCTTCTTTTTCAATTATTGTTACTTCAGTACAGTCAACAACAGGGCCGCTCGAATCAGCTTTTAAAACAAGAATATCTCCCTCCTGTATTTTAGCCGCATTCTCTCCTTCAAGTAGTAAGTAACCAAAGTTGTCTTTTGTAAAATATATGTTTGAGTAAATAGTCTCGTAGGTATCTACATCAGCTTTGATAGCAAACTTGTAGTGCGTAGCCCAAGAAGGAGGAGCTTGGGTGCTTGGTATTGTAACCTTTACTTTATTTGAAAAAGGAGAGTTGCCACAAGGAACATGAATAGTGTTTTCATCACTTGTAAGAACGGTACTCTGCCTGCCATAGTCATCCATGTAAATCATCCCAACAGAGTAGTCTCTATTGCTGTGAAGACTTTTCTTCCTTTTTACGGAAGTAAAAACGCAACTAGCAGAGTTTATCTTGTAATACTCATAAAGATATTCAGTACCACTATGGCGATAGTATGTAGCTAAAATCTGTAAAGACAAAGTATCAGAGCCCGAAGAAGATGTTATTGCTATCGGTTCGTTTGGATTGTCAATACCACTATGGTTTTTAAGATAATTATGTGTACCACCTGTTGACTCTCCTATCAACGTATCTTCTGTGCTGCAATTAAAAAAGTCAGTTACTGTCTGACCATCACAAAACTCAGAAACAACAGTCTTAATATTTGATGCAGTACCAATAAAATCTAAAAAACTTTGACTGCTAAAAATTTCAGAAGCACTATTATAGTCCCTGTCAAGAGTAAATGAAAAGGTTACTTCAAATCTAGGCGTGACGTTAATAATGTCATGGCTTGAAGGCGAAGGATATATATCATACCTGCTGTGTTCTATGCTAAGGCTAAAATCTAATATCGCTCCCGCTACAAAATCTTGCTCGGGATTTGGAACATTAGAAGAGCCTAAATCAAAAGAAGCTATAGAAGAAGGGATTTGCCTTGTAAAAGAGGGGTCAAGATTGTACTGACCCTGACTAAAGGTAGCATCAATAATTTTACTACCTATAGAATCTGTAACAAGCTCAGCTCTATAATCAATGTTTGAAGATATGTCGTACCCCTCTTTGTAGTTGCCATACATCAAACGATTACCCATTAAGGTTTGTGCCTTAGCAACTACGGGCACATTATCGTAAAGCCTTAGTATTTCAGAGGAGGGCAGTATGGTATAAACCTTACTCTTATCAAAACGATAAACCTCGTCTGAATTATTGGAAAGGTTTTGAGTACCCTTGTCAATTTTTTGTATGACCTTAATAACGCTGTCATCAGTTCTTTTAAAAAGAATGTCAATACCAACAACAAGCTCACTGCCCGTATTGTATGTAAGCTCAACAGCGTTGTACTCATTGACCATGCCATCATTCAAGAACTCATCGGGAGTAAAACCAAAGGCGCGAGACATAAAAGCAGGCTCAGAAAAAGGAGATGTAGCTGAATACTCTCCATCAGCATACTTATACCTGTAAGCAAAAGATACTATCTCCTCCTCTAAAAAGTTTTCATCCTGCCCATTGCTAAGCAAATTCAAAGAGGGTGGAGATAAAGGTGGCTTTTTAATTACCAAAAGCTGCTCATCCAACAACGGAGAATCTATGTATGTAGATGAATCAGGGAGACCATAGCTCCTATTTACATTGATAAATCTAGGAGGATTGTAATTGTCTGTAAAAAACAACAGCCCATCAATAAGGTCTACCGCTGTAATTAAATACGACGAGTTAAAATTCAAAGTAGACTTAGGGGATGTGCCATCTTTTCTTGAGCTGACAACATGGTATCTTACCGCATCAGTGCGTTCATTAAAAGAAACAATAAGGTCAAGGATACCATTTGACGGCCCCAAAACATCTTCGGCATGAATGAACCAATAGATAGTTTGATTGGCTGAGTCAGCATAAGCACCAATACACTTTGTCGAAGGTCCCTCAAGCCTTGAATAAGAGCCATCAACTATGTTGACTATATCTGTAAGCTTTGTGTTTCCCTTTGCATTTTCAATGACACCAATCTCAGAATCTTCAGTAGACCCCAACCTAACATTCAAGGCATCTATGTATTCACCATTAGGTACAAGACGCTCATCGACGGACTTATTCATCCGCCCTTTAATAAAGTTCCTCGAAAGGTTAGCCATTACTTAAGCCATTTGTCCCTGCCTCTCAAATTCTGAAGAAGCTTGCCGGGATGAATATTACTCAATCTAAGCTTTGCATTTCTAAAAAGAGCTGACTTGTTTTTCTGAGCCCTTCTTACCACATACTCTTGAACACCAAGCTTTGAGTTTAAAATCTCATACTCGATGTATGCATAGACATACTTCTCAAAAAACTTGTTGACGCTAATCGAAGAATCATCTCCGCCCTCCATGCCATCAGATACATACTCGACTATCACAGTGTTGCCCTCAATGTCAGAGCTAAAATTTATTACCCCTGCTTTCTTGTCGATTGTAAAATTTGGATTTCGGTTTGCAGTTTCTGTATTAAGGCCAAACCTGCGTCCAATGGTGTAGTCAAAATACCAACAGCCATCCACACACCAACCCTCACGACCATGGTAAGGACTGCCTTCATTAAGATAAATACTTTTCTTAGTACCCGCGAGACGTTCTTCATCAATCTTTGAATTACTTGGTTTTAAAATGTTTCCGTCTGAATCAAATAATATCTCACCATCATTGTCTTGAAGGTAAGCATCTGCTGACTGAACTTGAATGTTTTCCACAAGCGGCATCAACAACCCATCCTTGTACATAGATATACGAACCCAATTAACGTAGTCAGATGGAAGTATGTATCTAAGGTTTGATTCAACATCAAGCTCAAGAACTTTCAGCTCTTTAAAAGCATCGTAGTTAAGCTCCTGAACAGCACGCTTAGCATGAAATAAAATCTTGTAACGCTCCTCATTGTTCACAAGGCTATGGTTGCCTGTGTGCATCAGCATATAGTTGTTTACTATATCTTCCAACGAAACGTATTGGTAAGAACCCCAATTCTTATCGGTAGGAGCTGCTCCACCATTTTCATAATATTGATACTCAGACAAATATGCCATTACTGTTCACTTATGTTTTGAGCCTGCTCCTGAGCCTGACCAAACTGAACTGCTTGAACCTCTCTGATAGACATCCCGGAATACTGAAGAATTTTGTAAACCAAGGAATATTCATCATCAAGAGGAAGTTCAAAATCCTGATAGTCTGAAGCTGTGCCATCAAAGACAGGCTCATCACCCGTAAGAGTGCTATACGTCCAATTAGGGTCTTTGGGGTATCTGATATACTGAGCAACAACCTGACCGTAATTGACAATGCTTTGAGGATAAATAGTAATCAGCTCGTTTGCCTGTGTGTATGCAGGAAATGTAGTAGACGGCTTAGTAAGCAAACTGTTGTTGAGCATGGTAATGTTTCCATGAGATACCCTGTCAGCCTGCTTCACATAATCAGAGTCATACACCCTGTATGACTTCGGCAAAGATGTAAAGATGTCAGAGCTAAGTCCTAGCGTAAGCTCAGATACGCTAGTCACATAAGCAAAAGTTTCATCGCTAGAGTTAACAACAAGGTCTCCGACTGAAACACCTGACGATACAAAGTTTGCGGTACTATCTCTAAGGCTATCAACAACAACAGCAGACGCAGAGCCTGTAGCAAGCTGAGTGGTATAGACCATCAACTTGTTTATCATGTACTCATCATCTCCCGTTGTAGATGGGCTTGGCAAATAAAAATTGCTGTTGAAAGTAGTAACACCCAATGATGTTTTCTTCAAAGCATTGGTCACAGAAAAAGTGTCAATGACTTCAGCAAGTGCTTTTGTTATTTGAGCGTAGTCAGTTCCTGACCTCCGAGCATTCTCCTTATTTACCTGATTGTTATAGCTATAGAAATACTCATCAAATATCTCTAGCTGCGCTTGTTTGGCGTAAAGATTAAAATCAGCAGGAGTAATGTATCCGTAGTTGTTCTTGTTCAGAACAGATAAAACGGTCTGCCTTACGGAATTTATCATAAGACAAAAATACAAAAAAGAAAAGGGGCCTAAGCCCCTTGTAAATTACTCTCCATTCAAATGATGCTCAAGCATTTTCAATGCTTCGATACCATCATCCGTTTTGAAAAACTGAGTGACCATATAGTAAGGGTCTTCACCATAAGGTACATTCAACATCTTCTTCTTATTTGTTGGCGTGCTATACCAAACCTCCTTCTTGTCTTTTCTAAATGAAAGCAATCCCGCATCAAAGAAAATGTGTACCCGAGACTGAGTATCCATGTCGGGGTCCTCAAGCATATTCAAAAACTCTTGAGGGTAGTTGCGAGCATAGATAAGAACATCACGCTTAAGCTCAG